ATGAGCAATGCAGGGAAATCTATCAAGCAGGTTATAAGTAATATTGATTTTGACGTTTTACGTCCAATGCTCGAGCGGCAATACCAAAGAAACCTCAGATACGCTGACGATCCTGATCTTATCGGTGACGTACAGATACTAGCGCGGGGCGCTATGTCTCTGGTGGTTAAAGAAACAGAAGCTGTACGTAAAAACGAGTTCTTGCGTCTTGTACTGGAAAGTCCAATCGCACAACAGATTGTTGGACTTCCGGGAACTGCAGAGCTTATGCGCGATATGGCAGGAAACCTTAACACAAATGTTGATCGTCTGGTTCCATCTCGCGAAGATGTTCAGAAACAACAAGAAATTGCTCAGCAACAAGCTATAATGATGCAACAAATGCAAGCTCAAGCAGCCCAAGAAAACTTGCAGGAAGATGGTACACCTCAAGGCGGGCGCCAAGAAAATTTAGTTAGCCCTAGACCAAATGGACAATAGCACCGAAGAAATAATTAAAATTTACCAAGATGCACTAGAAGAAATAAAGGGCATAGCTCATGTTTCTGAAGGCAGAGCTGCTGCATTTTATGGGATGCTTGCAGAAAATGCTTTAAAGAAAGCAAAAGAGCTAAATATACAACCTGTTGACACGATATAACATATTTAGTATTCTTGCCCTATGATTGACTTGAATCTTTGTGACCAGCAGCAAATAAATGCGCTGCTAAGAATAAAAGAAACAGGCAATAACGCTCTGATAGCACTGCTAGAGGAGCAAACTGAAAAAGCCGTTTCGCGGCTACTGCAAGCAGATGACATGGCTACAATCCACCGTCTGCAAGGTCGTTGCGAAGCATTTAAAGATTTACTAAAGGCAATTGACGATTCGCCTAAAGTAGCAAACCGCTCGTAAGAGCACGACGAAGCAGACCAAAGACGGGAGTAGCTTACCTTCGGGCGCTACAAAACAGAGTTGGAGCTTTAAGGAGAAAAATATGGCGTTACCAAAACAGGTACAGAAACAATTAGACGAAGTTGAAGAGCTCGAGAAAGCGTTACAAGCCCAATCTGACTCCAAAACAGAAGAAACTACTTCTGAAGAAGAGATCAAACCGGATACTAAAACAAAATCTGAGACAGAAACGGAGGTTAAAAAAGCTGAACCTGAAGAAGTAAAGCCAGCTGACACGCCACCGACGGACGTAGAGGACGATTTTAAACAGAAGTACAATACCCTCAAAGGTAAGTACGACGCTGAAGTTCCTAGGCTGCACCAACAAGTTAAGCAGCTAACAGAGGAAATAAGCGCTTTCCGAAAGGAAATGACTGTAAAAAAAGAAGAGCCGGCAAAGCCGAAGGAGAAAGTCAGTTTAGTGACCGACGCAGATCGAGAAGAGTTTGGCGAAGATTTGTTGAACGTCCAACGTAAAGTTGCTCAAGAAGTTGCTCAGGACTATGAGGAAAAACTAGAACAACAAAATAAAATTATTCAGGAACTGCAAGATCAAATTGCAGGTACTAATAAACAAGTTGGCGATGTTGGGTTTAGTCAGAGGTTAGCACAATTAATCCCTGATTTTGCTCAAATTGACAACGATGAACGTTGGATAGCGTGGTTAAATGAACATGACCCTATGTTACGAGCCCCGCGAAGAGTTCAAGCTCAGGAAGCGTTTGATAAAGGCGATGCAGAAGCCATAGCTGATTATGTAAAGCTCTGGAAAGCATCATTACCTGAAACATCAGACGAGCCTGAAAAACCAGTAGCTAAACAAGAGCTTGAAAAGCAGGTCGCGCCAAATCGGAGTGCTAACTCTGCAAAAGCGCCTGTAACTCCAAATGGCAAAATCTATTCTCCAAGAGATATGGATAATGCTTGGACAAAAGTTCGGACGTTAAATACAAGAGGAAAGTATGAAGATGCGGCAAAACTTGAAGCGGAATTGACTGCTGCATATATGGAAAATCGCGTTAGGGCTTAGTTCTAACGAGTTAACTGGAAAGCAGCCGTCTTAACACTAACTTTTAAAGGAGGCCCAAAATGGCTGCTGTATTCCCCGTCGTAGGCTCAGGCGCATTCGACACAAACCCGTCGTATTCATCGACATTCATTCCTCAGCTTTGGTCGCAGAAGCTGAATGCAAAATTCTATGCGAACACCATAATGACTGAAATCGCTAACACTGATTGGGAAGGCGAAATTCAAAATCAGGGTGACACAATCACAATTCGTACTGCCCCATCAATCACTATCAATGATTACACTGGTGCTGGTATGACACTAAGTGATGAGGTTCCAACACCTATTACCGTTGATATGCAAATCAACCAAGGTAAATACTTTAGTGTTCAGGTTAATGATGTGCTTGCTTATCAAGCCGACATGGATCTTATGAACATGTTTACCGAGGACGCTGCAAAACAACTTAAAATTGCAATCGAGAACGAAGTATTTTTTCAATACTTTGTAACCGAAGGTGCAGCAGCAGCGAACAAAGGTACTACTGCAGGTGCAAAATCAGGAGCTTATAACTTAGGGTCAGATACTGCGCCGATTGATCAGGCAACTCCAGCAAACGTGCTAAAAACTATCCTTAAAATGTCTGCTGCTCTTGATGAGCAGAGCGTTCCAGAGGACGGTCGTTGGTTAATTATGAGTCCGCAGGATCGTCATCTTCTTATGCAGACTGATATTGCACAAGCTTACTTTACTGGTGATGCAGCTAGCACCATCAGAACAGGTAAAGTTGGTATGCTAGATAGGTTTACTGTCTATGTATCTAACCTTCTTCCAAAAGGGACAACTAGTAAGGCCCTTGTCAATGGTTTAACAGCAACATCAGCTGGTGCATCACTTTCTAATGCTAAACCTAGACGAATGATGGTAGCAGGTACTTCAGCTGCTTGTTCATTTGCTTCGCAAATCAGTAAAACTGAACAGCTTCGTAACCAAACTGACTTTGGTGACAAAGTTAGAGGATTAGCGGTGTATGGCCGAAAAGTCCTTAAAAATGAGGCTTTAGTTACTGCGTTAGTAGGTGATCCTTCCTAACAACAAAGGGGGGCCTCACGGCCCCCTACTTTTATTGGAGATTTGTGATGGATGTATACCAACTACTTAAAAAACTTAATGGCGAAATAGTTAGTAATAAAGCAATAGTTATAATTGATGGCGAACCTGTTGAGGTTGGAGGCATTGTAGATAATGAGTTTAAGTTAAACGAAAAAGGCTTAGAATTAGCAGAGGCTAATCAAGACTCTAAACCTGAAAAAAGAATACGAGCTCGTAATAAAGACGGAACTCTAAAAGCAGATGATCCTTCTACGCCTGATATAAATGAAGCTTGGGAAGATGGCGACATTTAAAGTAATAGATATAATTTCACGCGTTGAATCTATCTTACAAGACACAGGTGTACGTTGGCCTCGTGTAGAACTTCAAAGCTGGTTAAACGAGTCGTACTTGAGTATTGTTCTTTTAAGACCTGATGCAAACGCAAAGTGTGCAACATTTACATGTGCAGCTGGGACAAAACAAGAGTTAACTGCATCAAGCGGGGGATTTCCTTCAGCCCTACGTTTGCTTGACATAACTCGAAATGTTAAAACTGGATCGCTTAGAAAAGTGGTTAGAGTTGTTGATCGAGCTGTTTTAGATGATCAGCGTCCCAGCTGGCATACTGAAACACAAACAGACAACATACAGCACTACACTTATGATCCTAGAATACCTAAGGAGTTTTATGTATATCCTCCGGCTACTTCTTCGGCACAGTTAGAAGTTATTTATACTGATGCTCCGGGAGCACATAGTTTATCTGCGTCTGATTTAGATCCAATTACGGGCAGTGCTGAAGTTATAAAACTCGATGATATATACTTAAGCCCAATTACAGATTGGATATTATATCGTGCTTACTCAAAAGACGCAGAATATGGAGCAAACGAAGCCCGTGCTGCCGCTGCGTATCAGGCTTTTAATGCTGCAATTGGTGTCAAAACACAAGCAGATCTGGCGGTTACACCAACAACAGGGAAGGCGGTAGCGTAATGGCAACAGTTTTATGGGATCAACTTTACCCTTATATACAACCTTATGTTCCGGGGTGTCCTGAAATTGTTATGGAATCTCACTTACAAGAAGCTGCAGCAAAATTTCTTCAGCGCAGTGAAATATGGCGTTTTGATATTGAAAAAGATTTCGCAGTCAAAAATGTTGCAGATTATACTATATTTTTGCCGTCTAACGAAGCTGTATTAGAAAATATCTATGAAATAGTTCTTGATGGTAGGTGTATTCCTCGTATTACAGACAGACATATAACTACTACTGCATTTAATGAAAAAGGATGCCCTAAGTATTACGCAATATATCAAGATACTTCTATAAAATTTTACCCTACTCCTGATAAAAAGTATGAGTTTACAGGCACTGGTGTGTTAAAAACAAAACTTACGGCGACAGGTATAGAAGATTGGATTTACCAAACTTATGGTCGTTGTATTGCTTATGGAGCTATTGGTATGTTGACTTCAATACCAAATAAAGAATGGACAAGTCCAGAGCTGTCAATCTACTATCAGACAGAGTTTAAGAAGGACGCAGACGCTGCAAAACGACGAGATTATCGTCGTGTTGGAACACGTGTTCGCGGCCCAAATTTTACTGGTAGTGCAACAAAGAGGGTGGCATACTAATGAGTACTTCATTCAACTATGTTCAAGGTGACACAGGCCCGCAAATAAAATTAACTTTTACGGATGAAGATACCAACACAGCTTCTGATCTAACAGGTGCAACAGTTACACTTCATTTTAGGGCTGCTGGAGAATCTACAGTATTATTTTCTCGACAAGCATATATAAATCCGGGCACTGCTAATACAGGCGTTGCTGTTGTTCAGTGGCAGACTAATGATTTAAACCAAGAACCCGGTACATACGAAGGTGAAATAGAGATTGTTAGGTCTACAGGGCTACGAGAAACAATTTTTGAAATTCTTAAATTTAGAATACGAGAGGATTTTGCATGAAGTTAAAATCAGCAGTATTTCTAAACGCGCTTAACGCAGCTTTTACTCAGCTTAAAACTAAGATGACGCCTGTGCAAATTGCTAAAATGAAGATGAAAGCAGAACAAGGAATGTTTGCAATATTTTCAGAGTTTGGCAATGCAGTAAATGCGGCTGACGGTGTTGGCGGGGCTGATGGTGCGCTACTACACTTCTTTAAAACACTTACTGATAGCACTGCTCTGGCAGAAGATGCGGTTTTGGCTTTTAACAAAGGGTTATCTGAAACAATTAACATAACAGATCCTCATGTTGTTTCTTATGGAAAACCACTTGGAGACGCAGCCGCTGTCGCAGAATTAATTTCTAAATCATTTCCTAAGTCATTTGCAGATAGTTTTTCAGTTGCTGAAGACGCAGCTATTCTTGGGTTAAGTAAGCCTTTTAGTGAAACGCCCGGAGTAACTGATGTTTTAAGACCATCGGCAAATAAAGGATTGAGCGAAACACCTTCTTTTGTTGATGCAATTACTGCTAGAGCCCTTACAAAAGCGCTTGCTAATAGTGTTGATGCAACAGACGACGTCGACGGCGAAGCCTCAATATTAGACGACCAAGAAATGCAGTTTGTAAAAAATACAACAAACGTTGCAACTGTTTCAGAAGTTATTGCAATAGCAACTACTTTTAACAGAGCATTTGGAGATAGTTTTGGAGTGACCGATGGAGACGTTTTGAATTTTGGAAAACGACCATCAAATACGGCCTCGATGACCGACGCGGGGTCTTTAAGAAGTCAGGGTTATTGTGACTTCACATATTTTCAGGAAGATTACGTCGGCGCTTCCCGAACCTTTTAGGAGATCGTTATGATAAATGAAAATTTAAAGCTCTCCGGTCAGCTTAACATCGTCCTAAAGGACAAGGCCGGAAACATCAAGGACGAGAGGGAAGTAAAAAACCTTGTTGTCAACAAAGGCTTGGAGTACATAGCCTCCCGTATGAAAGATGCTTCTAAAAGCGTCATGTCACATATGGGGTTGGGCTCTGGAACAACAGCCGCAGCAGCTTCTCAAACTGATTTGGTAACTTTACTAGGGTCAAGAGAAGCACTTGATAGCACAACAATTTCAGGCTCGAACAATGAAAAAGTTGTTTACGTGTCTGCTTTTGAAGCAGGTGATGCAACTGGTGCAGTAACCGAAGCAGGTATATTTAATGCGGCTTCTGGTGGTGACATGCTCTGCCGAACCGTATTTAGTGTTGTTAATAAAGCCGCTGATGATACAATGTCTGTGACTTGGACAATAACATTGTCAGCAAGTTAATAGGAAAGGGGTAAATCATGGCTACTATTGTAACAAGATCGGGCAAAGGTTCGCCCCTAACTAACAATGAAGTAGATGCAAACTTTACAAATCTTAACTCGGATAAAGTTGAAACAAGCACGATAAGCACGTTTGGCGCTTCTTTAATCGATGACGCAGACGCAGCTGCAGCTAGAACAACTTTAGGATTAGCGACTGGTATATCAAATGGAAATATTCTAGTTGCGACTAGCGGAGTTGCCGATGACGACTTTCTTCGAGTAAATGGAACGAGCATTGAGGGCAGAAGTGCATCAGAAGTTGCTGACGATATAGGATCGGCAACTAAGGGTTTTGCTACCGCAATGGCGATCGCATTGTAGAGGAGGTTGAATGGCACAAGATTTTGAAAGAGACAAACAGCGAAATGTAGGAACAAGTGCTGTAACTCTACGCACAGCAAACTCAGATGACGCTATTGTAGGGATTAATGTAGCTAATGTTACAACAAGTCAAATAACTGTGGATGTATTTATTAATGATCAATCTAACGACTTTTATATCGTAAAGAATGCGCCAATACCTGCAGGTTCAGCGTTACAAGTATTAGACGGAGGTGCAAAAATTGTGCTACAAAACAATGATGTACTTAAAGTAAAAAGTAATACAGCAAGTAGTGCAGATGTTTGGGTGTCTGCGGTTGATGCAATTAGTACGTAGGAGAAGTAATGCCATACATAGGAAGCCAAGTTGGTTCTAGTTTTTCATCAAGACCTGCAACGCAGGAGTTCAACGGAGATGGCTCTACAACGGTCTTTACGTTGAACCATACTGTTACTCAAGAAGACATTGTAGTAAGTGTTGACGGTGTAATACAGGAGAGCGTAGACGCATTTACTGTACCAAACGGGACAAGTCTTACATTTACAGAAGCACCATCAAGTGGCACAGGTAATATTTTTGTAATTTATCTTGGCGCAACTGATGTAAGCACAACTATACCTGTTCAGAATAAAGGAAACTTTAAAAATGGTGGTATGTTTAGAGTTAACTCACAAACTGTAGATGTAGATACAACCATAGAAGCAACAGAGAATGCTACAGCAACTGGGCCTTTGACAGTATCTTCAGGTGTAACTATCACAGTAAACTCAGGGGGCAATTTAGCAATCATATGAGCAACCTTCTAGTACAGAATATAAAACATACAAATGGCACTACGGCTCAAACTATTGATTCTAGTGGTCGTGTACTTACTTCTGCCAGACCTTTTTTTCATGTTTATGTAGATAATGGTGGTTCAAATCCTACTAGTCTTGGTACTTTAACGATTATTCCTTTTGATGGAGTTGTAAGTAATGTTGGTGGACATTTTAACACTTCAAGCTCTGGTAGTGACAACCACAGTTTTAGAGCACCAGTGGCAGGGGTTTATCAGTTTAATTGGAACTTAAATGTTTATGGAATAAGTTCTGGAGATTACATCAGACAAAGAATTTTTAAAAATGGTAGTGGTATTCAGTACCTTGAATATAATGATAGTCAAACTACTGGAGACCAAAACTATAGTGCTAGTATTGCTCTTTTACTTGCAGCTAATGACTACATTCAGTTTTTTGCACAGGCACAAAGTAGTATTTCTTTGTCAGCAGGTACTAGTTGGAATGTTTGCACAGGATATTTAGTAGGATAAACAATGAGTACATTAAGAGTAGACAGCATACGAGGACAGACAGCAGATGGTGTACACAAATATGTTGTTCAAGTGTTGCAAGGAGAACGTCTTACAATACAAGCAAACGCTTCTAATACTTATGCAGATGTTGTTACACAAACAATAACACCAAAATTTAATACTTCAAAAATACTGATTAAGTGCAGTGGTGTAGCAAATTCTGACCAAAATAATGCGTGTTACTTTAAACTATTCAGAGATTCCACAGAAATAGGTAGTGGGACTGGTGGCGACTACTACAATGTTATTGGAGCAGTAACAACCCCAACTCACAGTTCTGGTAGTGGGTTTGATGTAAAAGCTTTTACTTTTGAGTTTTTAGATAGTCCATCAACGACAAGTGCAATAACGTATAAATTAAAAGCGGCGGCATATAATGGAGCAACAAACATAGGTGGCAGAGGAGCTAATAACGATATAGCAGTACCAACACGAATAACCATCATGGAGATTGCCCAATGAGTACACTATCAGTAGACACGATACAGGGCAAGACAACAGCAGGAACAGTGGCTATGCCTAGTGGTCATGTTATTCAGACAGTGCAAACTATCAACAGAACACTTGTATCTACTTCTTCATCTACTTATGCAGAAGCGAGTACAGCCTTTAGATGTTCTATTACTCCTAAGTTTTCTACTTCTAAACTGTTAATTACTGCAACTATTGGTATAAGTGGATTTAATAATGGTGGCAGTGATTTACAATGTTGGACAAAACTTTATGATGTTTCTAATAGTGCTGATATTTCAAACAGTGAAAGTCCATACAGAAACATTGATTATGGTGGTAGTGGCACTGGATTTTCGACAAGTCAACCAACAATCATTTTACAAAGTTTCCCAAATGCCAATGAGATAACTATAACGTGGTATTACAGAATGTCCGCAGGTGTTGGGATAGCCGCAAATGATGACCATAGATTAACACAAATTATGTTACAGGAGATTTCACAATGACAACAATAGCAAACGCATTAACGAGTTTAGGAGTTACAGAGTGGGTTCTTAGAGGAGAGCCTACAAATGAAGAAGAGTTTAACGAAATGTTTCGTAAGGTTACTGGAGCAGATAAAAATGGTTCAGCTATAGAAAGTGCAGACCCAAAGGACTGGGGTGTAAATTACGCACAGGTAGCAGGTGAAAAGACGTTACTGCAAAGCCGTGAGCCAATGCGATTGCTTCGTGTAGAACGAGATAGATTACTGGCAGAAACAGATTGGACTGCGTTAGGTGATGTAACCATGTCAAGTGCCATGAAAACGTATAGACAAGAACTTAGAGACTTACCTGCTAATTCTGATCCAAAGCTAGATAGTAATGGTGGATTAGACATGAGTAGTGTAAAGTTTCCAACTAAACCAAGCTAGGAGTAAGAAGTGGCATTAACTAAAGTTAGAGGTGGTGGAGTAGATAATCCCTTAACACTAGGTGGAGGTTCAGCATCAGATAGGTCTATTGTGTTTGATGGTAATGCCCAAGACTTTCACATTGGACTAGATGACAGCACAGACAGTTTAACTATAGGTCTTGGCTCTACACTTGGAACTACACCATATATGGTTGTTGATGCTAGTGGTCATGTAACTAAACCAAGCAATCCTGCATTTAGAGTTACCACCACTGGTAGCACAAATACATCATCAGAAGCTACTATACCCTACAACACTGAACTCCATGACATAGGTAATAATTATAATACTAGTAATTATCGTTTTACAGCACCTATAGATGGCACATATTCATTTTCTGCCGCCCATTGGCATAACACTGGTACAGCAGGAATGGTTTATGTAAAAGTATATCTTAATGGGGTTTTAAATGCTGAATTTAGAAGCACAAGAGATCAATCAGATAACGAATACCATCGCATTTATGCAAACGCAGAGATTAATCTTAGTTCTGGTGATTATGTAGAAATAAGAGGAGGGGGTGCAAATGGTGGAGAATTTCACAGTTCTCAAGGTCAACAATATTCATACTTCGCAGGACATCTAATAGGTTAGGAAAAAAAATGCCAAATATTTCAATAAATTTAACGGACACACAAATTAAAGCTCTGGAGTATTCTTGTCTCTCAGTACAAGAATGGTGCGATAATGCTATTACTGAAAGAGCAAGGAAAGCAAAAGATGAAATCATTGCAAAACTAGTTGCACATTGTAATGCTAATTCAATATCTATAGCAACAGGAGAGGACGCACAAATAACTCAAGCATATGCTTTAAAAGTAGTCGATACGGCAAAAAATGTAAGTGATAATAATGAGAAAGCAGAAATTTAAATGCCATACATAGGAAAAGCACCCAACCAAGGCGTTAGAACACGCTTCATATACCAAGCCACAGCAGGTCAGACTTCGTTTAGTGGCTCAGATGCCAATGCAAACGTCCTCACATATACGGACTCCGTTTACTGTGACGTTTTTCAGAACGGAATATTATTAAAAAGTGCTGAAGACTATACAGCTACATCTGGTACAACGGTAGTTCTAACCACTGGTGCATCTCTAAATGATGTGATTGAGATTATAGTGTATGATGCTTTCAGCATAGCCAACAGCTACACCAAAGCAGAATCAGATACACGCTATCCTTTTCTTGGAAATAATAGTATAATACGAACTAACGGTAATAGTATCACCGCAGATGTAACGATTCCAAGTGGTACAAATGGATTGTCAGCAGGGCCTATAACAGTTACAAATGCTACAATCACAGTCAACGGAGTGTATACAATAGTATGACCAGTAGATTATTAGTAGATAAGATTGAGGGAAAAAGTACATCTGATACTATTCAGATGCCAAGTGGTTATACACTACAAACGATAATAAATAACCCTGATACAGGTGGTAGCACTCTCAATGTAACAACCTTCACAGAAGTAAGTTCTGGAATGAGAACGTCTATTACTCCTAAGTTTGCAAACTCAATAATCTATATTCAATTTAATTTATTGGTTGGGTGTAACAATGCAACAACTATGAGACATTGGAGAATATTAAACTACGATACTAGCGCAGCTATTAGTATAGGTAGTAATCAAGGTAGTAGAACTAGTATGCACGCTACTGCTAGACACCGTGACCATGATGCTAATGATGCTGACATGATGACTATTACTGCTCAAGAAGTTGCAGGCACTACAAATGCAAGAACATACTCTCTTTATTGTCAAAATGAATCAGGACATAGTTCTAACCTCTATCATCATCATACAGTTACCGACACCGCAGCAATAGGCTATATTAAACCTATGATTATAATCAAGGAGATAGCACAGTAATGGCAAGCGAACTTCATGTAGATGCAATAAAACATTCTGGTGGCACAAGTGCTATGACGATAGATAGCACAGGTAGAATATTAACTCCTTCAAGACCCGCTTTTATGGCAAGAAGAACATCTCAAAATAATGCAGGGATAGTTATATTTGATACTGCTATGGTTAATCAAGGTGGACATTATGATACAAGTAATGGAAGATTTACTGCACCAATAGCAGGAGTATATGTATTTTCCGTTGCTATTTTAAGTGATAATGATGGAACTGATGCTTATTTTGGTACAGAATTATTTATTAATGGACAATCCTATGCAAAAGTTCAAAATCGTACTGAACTTGATAATGATTTTACTGGTTCGTTTACTACAGTAGCATCTCTTTCTGTTGGTGATTATGTTCAAGTCAATAATGGAGTGCCAACATATGGAACAACAAGTCCACAAAACAATTTTTCACATTTTTCTGGATTTTTACTAGGATAAACAATGGCATCAATTCTTAAAGTAAATACAATACAAGACGCAACAAACTCTACTACGGCTATGACTGTGGATACAGCAGGAAGAGTATTACAGCCTACAAAACCCATGTGGTTTGCTTATTTTGCAAGTGGAAGTTACAGTTTTGGTTCTGGTGAAACGTCAAAAGCTCCTTACACGACTACATTAACAAATATTGGAAATTGTTGGAGTACAACAGATAGGCAATTCACAGCACCCATAGCAGGAACATATCAAATTAATTTTGCATTGACCATACATCATAATACCGCGTCAAGATATGTTGTTTTTAGGGTTTACAAGGGAGGATCACAATTAGGTAGTGTGCACTCTGGACATCCTCTCCCAACAGGTAGTGGCGGTCAATATAGTCATAGAATGTCTCAACTTATACTTACTTTTTCACAAGGCGAAACTTTTTATGTCATACCTCAAGCTGAAAATAGCACTGACTTGAATAATGATTTAGGAACACATTGTTCTGGATTTTTAATAGGATGACAGCATGAGCAAAGCAGCAGATTTAGCAAATCTTATAGGCAACATCAATGCAGGGGGTGGTGGAGTAAATAGGAATTTGATTATCAATGGTGCAATGAATGTTAGTCAAAGAGGAACAAGTTTTTCTTTTTCTAACAACGCATATTGTCTTGATAGGATTATGACAAGTCTTGGGAATAATAGTGGAGCAGCAACTGTGACTCAAGATAGCTCTGCACCAGAAGGGTTTGCAAACTCACTTAAAGTAAATGTAACAACAGCAGATAGTAGTCTTGCTACAAATCATTACAATCAGATGGTTTATAGAATAGAAGCACAAAATCTACAGTCATTAGCTTTTGGCACTAGTGAAGCAAAGAATATTACTCTTTCTTTTTATGTAAAGTCTAATAAAACTGGAACTTACTCAGTAAATATAGCTCAAAATGACAATAGTTATAAACAAGCAAACTTAACATACACTATTGATTCAGCAAATACATGGGAAAGAAAGTCTCTTACTTTTACTGGTGATACTTCTGGGGTAATTAATGATGACAATGGACATGGTCTTGAAATAGTTTGGATTTTGGCGGCAGGTACAACCTACTCAAGTGGTAACAATTCAGCTTCTTTTGTAACATATGCAGATGCAAATTACGCTGCAAATCAAGGTGTTAATGTTTTTGATACTATTGGCAATACATGGTTTCTTACAGGTATGCAATTAGAGATAGGACAAAACGCAACAACATTTGAGCATGAACCTTATGAAACAACACTTAGAAAATGTCAAAGATATTTGCTTAGATACCCTAATGATGGTGGTACTAATGGTGGATACACCAGATATGGAACTGGTCAAATTGTAGCTTCTAATGAAGCAGAAATTTCGATTTATCCTCCAGTTCATATGAGAGTAGACCCATCTTTATCTATTGGGGGTTCTGCTAGTGATTACTACATTTGGAATGCAAATGATGCTGATTCTTGTAGTGCATTAAGTGTTGAGGGTGGTTCAACACATGAGTATATTGTTGTAAATGTTGTAGGTGCTAATATGACAGCAGGAAGAGGCTGTATGTTAAACGCATATGGAAATAGCACGAACTTTTTGGAATTTGATGCAGAATTGTAGGAAATAAAATGGAAATAAAAAATGCACAATACAAAAAAAATGCACAAGGTGTTCTATCTAGTATTGAATGTGAAATAAATGGTGTTCAATGGAGTGTGCCAAATAGTAAAGACAATAGACATTATGAGGAAATACTAAAACAAGTTGAAGCAGGCACACTTACTATTAAGGACGCAGAATGACCAAAGGTGATGTAACACAAATATTAACTGAATTAGCAGTTATTAAGACCAAAATGGAGAATGTTGAAAACAGAGTTTCTAAGGTAGAAAGATTTGTAATGTATTCTGTAGGTACATACTTTACTGTTACTTTTACTGGCTTTGTTGGATTTATTTTGGTGGGTTAAAATGATTGAAGTATTAGCACTAGCTGGAGCGGTTACAAAGGTCGCAAGTTCTGTTAGTGCGGCTGTAAAAGCAGGGCGTGATATACAGTCTTTAATGCCTCAAGTTGGTAAACTTGCGAAGCTAGAAGCTGATATAAACCTTGCAGAAACTGGTAAACATAAGAATCCTTTTAGCCGTTTAACTAAAGGATTAACTTCATCTGAAGAAGAGGGGTTTGCAATAGCACAAGCTAAGATGGCACACAAACAAGCGCAAGATGAACTTCGTTCTGCATGTCTTTTATATGGCCCGCCCGGAATGTGGGATCTTGTAGTACAAGAACAAGCTGCTGCTCGTACCCGACAGAAGAAAGCTTTAGAAGAAGCTGCTAAACGACGAGATAAAATTTTTTATATACTAACTTGCATATTTGCATCTATTCTAGGGATAGGAGGTTCTATTGGAATGATCTATCTAGCAAACTGGTTAGGTGATGGGAACCTCTGAAAGAAAGGGAGAAAAATTGATAGAGATACGACGGAAGTCTGGCAGCGTTTGGGGAGTCTACGACGAAGACGGAAACATCGTTGTCATAACTAGCGATAGGCATGTCGCGCTAACATTTATGAAACCAAATAAAGAAAGGAAATAATATGCCGGGATATGGATACTCAATGGGTAAAAAGAAAACAAAATCTATGAAGATGACCACTAACAAAAAACCAATGAAGATGGTTAAGAAGACTAAGAAATCAGGTAAAAAAGGTAAATCTTATGCCTAAAACTGTAAAACATTATTTTCGTGATGGAACTGAACATAAAGGTGGAACGCACAAAATGCCAAACGGTCAGTTACATTCTGGAAAGACACATGGTAAAAACAGCAAGCGTTTGTTTCATTTTAAAGACTTGAGTGCTACAGCTAAAAAGAAAGCAAAAAGTTAATTATGGTACAGATTACAGCTAGATACATTGATGAGTTAAAGTTATTACCACGTTTAGCTTTTCTATGTCAGATAATTCTAACATGGAAAGTTTGCCTTTGGTTTATGACATTAGAAGATCCTACAACTCAACAAAGCGCGTTTGTATCTCTCGTTACTGCAATGCTTTCAGCTTCGTTTGCATTATGGTTAGGTAAAGAAGCTAGCACTAACAGAGTTTCTAAACAGCCAACAGGAGAAGAAAATGATCGAGTATCTTAAAAAACTATGGGGGATTCTATTTAAAAAGAAGAAACCTGCTGCTAAACGAGGAAGGCCCAAGAAAAAATGATACAAGCACTTATAGGCTCTATCGGTAGCCTCGCGTCGTCATACCTAGAGGGCAAAACGGCTATACAAAAGGCAGAAGCCACAATTCGTATGAAAGAGGCTACTGGAGAGATCGATTGGGATCTTGCTGCGATGCGTGCATCACAGTCCTCATGGAAGGACGAATGGTTGACCCTGCTTTTTAGTATTCCTCTGGTGCTTAGTTTCTGTGGGGAGTGGGGCAGAGGTATTGTATCTGATGGGTTTGAAGCCCTTGCAGGTATGCCTCAGTGGTATCAGATTGCGTTAGGAGCTATTGTATCGGCGAGCTTTGCGACACGGTCTGCGAGTAAGTTGTTTAACATGAGAAAAAAGAAATAAGGGGAAAACAATGGCTTTTAAATTATCACAAAGAAGTTTAGGACGATTAGACGGAGTAAAAAACGAAATGCACTCAGTTGTTACTCACGCCATCACAGTGAGCAACGTCGACTTCGGAGTGATTTGTGGGCTAAGAACTAAAAAAGAACAAGAAGATTTAGTAGCCCGTGGAGCTTCCCAGACAATGAAAAGTAAACACTTAACAGGAGATGCCGTCGACTTAATGGCGTATGTTTCTGGACGGGCGAGCTGGGAGTTGAACCTGTACGATGACATAGCGGATGCAATGAAAGAAGCAGCTGTGCGAGAAGGCGTTAAAATTAGGTGGGGCGCGGCATGGCATATAGACGATTTTCGTGATTGGGACGGAACAGCAGAAGAAGCTATGAACGCTTATATAGACTTACGTCGTTCTCAAGGGCGTCGTCCATTTATAGACGGGCCACATTTTGAGCTTATGGATTAAAAGGAGGCATAGTGGCGGTTTTAAATTTAAAAAGTTTTGGAGGAATAGCACCAATTGTTCCTCCTAGATATCTTGAAGAAACCCAAGCGCAAACAGCATTAAACTGTCCTGTATTTCAAGGTAGTATTCAATCTCTTTCTGATCTTGGGAGTTCTGTTGCAACTCTTGATAAGTCCGGCACTATCCAAAGTATTTATAGATTCGGGCAAGATACATTATCTGATAGTCAACATTGGTTTCATTGGACAACCGACGTCGATGTTGCGCGCAGCCAAATCGCAGGCGACACCTCTGAATGGACTTTTTTTACTGGTGACGGTATTCCTAAAGCTACATATGCAGCTATTGGTACATCGGGCGGTACAATGCCAACAGTATCAAGACCGTTAGGATTACCTGCACCTACTACAGCTGTAACAGCTACAGCAAATTCATTTTCAAACACTAACGAAACAAAAGAAACACGTGTTTATGCTATGACTTTTGTAAATAAAGAATCAGGGTTTGAGTTTGAATCTGCTCCTTCTCCTGCATCAAACTCTGTTGACGTATTTACGGGTCAAACAGTTGAACTAACAAATTTTCCTGCTGTTCCCGGAGGTGATTACATTGTTAGTCACCGTCGTATCTATCGTGCTGTAGCAGGAGTATTTTTGTTTGTAGCAGAAGTAACTGTTGCAACATCTTCTTTTACCGACAACGTTGCTGCAGATTCTCTTGGAGAAGAACTACCTTCATTGTTTTACACACCACCTCCAGCTGGATTGAAGGGTCTTATAAATTTACCAAATGGAATATTAGCAGGGTTTAACGGAAGAGATGTTTTCTTTTCTGATCCGTACAAACCTTATGCTTGGCCCGAAAGTTATATCCAGACTTTAGATTTTCCTGTTGTGGGGCTTGGGCGTATGGATACAACACTTGTTGTACTTACAAAAGGCACACCATATTTTATACAAGGGACGCATCCTAGTAATATGGCAGTAGTTAAATCTGATCTTGAGCAAGCCTGTGTGTCTAAAAGAAGTATTGTTAGTTTGATGGGAGGGGTTTTATATGCGGCTCCTGACGGGCTAATGTTTCTATCAGGTGGGGGATCAAGGATAGTTACTGAAAATTTATTTGATTTTTCTCAATGGCAAACATTTTTTGCGCCAGCTTCAATTCATGCGTACCAGCAAGATAATCAATATATTGGTTTCTACAATAATGGATCTACTTCAGGAGGGTTTATTTTTGATGTAAGAAGTGGGCAATTCATACTACATGACATCTATGCTAATGCAGGATACCACGATCTTTTAGCAGACAAATTATACGTAGCTGTAGTTGACAGCGGAAATAAAATAAAAATTTTTGGAGATGGTAGTTCAAAAACATATACATGGAAGTCTAAGAAATTTACAATGCCGCAAATTATGGGGTTTTCATGCGCGCAGTTAGAAGCAGAAGCTTACCCAATGACGTTGAAAGTTTATGCAGATGGTGCGTTAGTTCATACGCAAACAGTCCAAAGCAGAGATCCATTTAGGCTTCCTTCTAAAGTAGGACGTGATTGGGAAATGCAGATAGAAGGTTCTAATGAAGTTTTTGCATTATCAGTTGCAAATTCAATGTCGGAGTTAGCAGGTGTCTAGGGATCTTCCAGCAGTTACGTCTCCGCTACCTCGTGATCTTCAACAGTTTGTTCAACGGGTTAGAGAAGCTTTAGACTCTGGTGGAGATGATGCAGTTGTAACCGCACGACAACTGATTGTAGCAGGTTTAGCGTCTACTAACTCTGCAGGACATTTAACAACTGTCGTTGATAATACTATTCAAAATCCATCTGCACCTACAAACTTGAGCGCATCAGGAGCAACTGCAAATATTATAGTAAGCTGGAATGCACCTACATATACGGGTCATGCCTATACTGAAATCTGGGCGCATACTGGGAATACTCTCGGTAACGCTGAACTTGTTGGTATGACAGCTGGTAATAGTTTTTCACATAACATTGGCGGTACAGCAACACGATACTATTGGGTACGAAATATAAATCAAAATGGACTTGCTAGTGCGTACAATGCAGTCAGCGGAGTAGTTGGTTCTACATCTTCTAGTCCTAACTTTCTTATGGAGTTGCTTGTTGAAACTTTCGGAACAAACTCTCAATCTCCTTTTTTTCAGATAGATACAACGACAACAATTAATGGAGTGCAGGTTCCCGCAGGAACTTATATGAAAAACGCGTTCATACATAATGCTTCGATTACAAATGCTATGGTGCAAGACGCAGCTATCGACAGCGCTAAAATAGCTGACGCAACGATTGTAAATGGTGATATTGCGAACGCAACAATTCAAGGTGCAAAAATAGATAGCGCAACTATTGAAGGCGCAAACATTGCTAGCGGTACAATTACAAGTGCAAACATTCAAGACGCTACAATTCAAACAGCAGATATAGCTAATGGTGCAATTGAAAATGCTAAGATTGGCAATGTTATACAATCTTCAAATTATGCTTCTGGAACTGCAGGCTGGAAGATAGATAAAACAGGGCAGATAGAAGCAAATGATGCTACGTTTCGTGGAACATTAGATGTAGCTAACGCATCATCAGGTAGCAGGTTGAAGATAACTTCTACAAAAATTGAAGTATTTGACGGGTCAACTCTTCGAGTAAAAATAGGAGATCTGTCGTAATGGCGTATGGAATACAGGTTGATGGTTTAAATATTACTAATAGTGCTTTTAGTGTAATAACTAAAGGCGTTTTAACTTCCGCAACAACAGTAACACTAACCAAAAGTGATTACGCAAACGTAACAGAGTTCAAGGTAATTTTTACGCCTACTGGAATAAGAGACACTTCTTTAGAAGAGCTTCGTCCTACTAGCTCTCAAACTTCTACAAATATAACTATAACTCAACCCTCTAACGGATCAAACCATCAGTATTTGGTATTAGGTCGATGAGTTACGGTATTGTTGCATATGGCACTGACAATAAGATAGCATTTCATAGTGACTATTCGTCCGTCGTTTATGCAGGCCAGATGTCAACGACGACAAGTGCGGTGCAACCAACTTATACAGGCGATCATCATGTCGCTATTAATGCAAGCACTCGATCAAGTAATTATGATATGGGGCATATTATACAATATGACATCACTTTAGATGTTGATTTTTTTATACCTTTTTACTGCCCAAACCACAACAACCAAGAAATTTGTATAATGGATGTTGTTAACGAAGGTTCAAAGTGGGTCGTTAACCTGTTATTCAGTGGCAACTCAAATCAAGCACCTGCTGTTTACGCTTTTGCGCCACTAACTGAATTGCCTAGTTCTGCTGTAACGTTAAGCGATAATGGCATAGCTGTATTTGATGGTAACTCAGATCTTGTGTTTACAGACAGTAAACGTCCTCTTCGTGTTGACGATGTTGTAACAATTACACACCCGTCTTCTATAAAAACAAACTCAAAAGGTTCAGTTTCACTAGGAGCAAACAGTTACACAACTACTCAACATGTAAATTTTACAGCTAATCAAGAAAGTTCATTTTCAGCTTCTGTTAATAATACATCAAACAAACTATATAGTATTGTGCCTTCTGCCTATGGAGGATTAGCGTATATAAACAACGGATCAGGAACTATTGTCTGTGCTCAAATTTTTGGAATTGTTATATCTAGCAAGCAATATGCGTTTGAGTATAAATCTTGGGCGTCTTTTCGTGGAGTTTTACGACATCCACAAAATCAAGCTACTCAAATAGCTACTTGGAAAGCTGATTTTGGAGGAGCAGCCTATCAATATGTAGATACAAGTTGTGGTATTGGAGGGCTTCTTGGAGCAATATTAGGTATTATTGCAGTTGTTTTTACCGGAGGTGCTGCATTAGCTGTTATTGGTGGGGCTCTTGCAGGATTTGTTATTGGTGAGATGACTGTTGGTACTATGCCATCTATAAAAGCTTACGATCAAGATGAAATATTTGATCAAACCAGTAGACCTGTAAATCTTATGATAACGGATAAGTCTTACTATGGAATTACTTAGGAGAACAAATGGCGTATAAAAGAGAATTTATTGTTACTAAAGTATATAAAGTAGAAGAATTTGCTAGGTTTCCAAATGTCATTGTTCGTATAGAAGCTTATTGGAAAATTACAAATGATCAGCACCCAAAAGGTTTTAAAAATTACGATTTGAGCAAAGATATTAATTACGTTTGTAGCAATGATACGTTTATAGATATTGATAAAGTAACAGATGCAGACCTTGAAAAGTGGTTGACTAAAGATATGACAACACAAGATATACTTGATATTGAAATAGATTCTCAACCAGAACTTATACGTACAGACATGATGGATAGTTGGATAGTACATTATGATAGAAATGCTTAAACTTTTTCTAGTTATTGAACTGTTAACGCGTTAGTATGTTGGAGATATTTTTGATGACGCAACTTATGATTCAGGAAACACAACAAGAAGATGTGATGTATATGAATAAATTACCTCCCTATATGCCGCCTCCGCTTGATCGCCCTGACATGTGGAGCTGCACACGACGACCAACGCTTTGTTTGAAAGGAGAAGAGGATGGCTCGCAAGAGAGATAATATGCCAAAGCGCAACAAAAAGAACTTCCGTCCTACTAAAGCAGGTGCGGGAATGACACGAGCGGGTGTTGCTGCATACAGGCGTAAAAATCCCGGCTCTAAACTCCAAACAGCAGTAACGGGTAAAGTAAAACCGGGAAGTAAAGCGGCTAAAAGGCGTAAATCATTTTGCGCAAGATCAGCAGGACAGATGAAAAAGTTTCCAAAAGCAGCAAAGAATCCTAATTCTCGTTTACGACAAGCAAGAAGAAGATGGAAGTGTTAACATAAGAAAGGGTTGTCATGGCTACAAAGAAGAAAAAATCTACTAAGAAAAAATCAGGAGCAAGACCAACAAATCCTGCGTTATACGCAAGAGTAAAAGCTGAAGCTAAACGTAAGTTCAAGGTCTATCCATCAGCTTACGCAAACGGGTGGTTGGTTAGGACGTATAAGCAAAGAGGAGGAGGGTACGCATAAT